ATAAGGTTAGCTTCCGATGCCTTCATTATTTATCTCCGTAAAGTTTACAACATCTTGTTTCCCACGAAGTCCTGCTTTCATGTAAGAAGTTGCTCGACCTTCAAAAAAGTTTTGATGTTCAACACCCATAACTTCATCAATCCAACCTAAAGGATTCTCTCGTTGGTCGTAGTTTGTTTTTAATCCTAGCTGAAGTAATCTTCTATCAGCTATATATCTGTTGTATGCATACATGTCTTTCTTTGTAAGACCTTGTAAGTCTCCCATTTCGAATACTAAATCAAGAAACTTATCTTCAAGCGTAACCATTTCTCTACAGATTTCATAAAGTTCTTTCTTAAAATTATCTGTCCAGATATCAAGATTCTCTTGTATAAATTCTCTAAACAACTGTGTCATAGCCTCAACGTGTAATGATTCATCGCGTATAGAGTACGTAACTATCTGCCCCATGCCTTTCATTTTACCAAAGCGAGGAAAGTTAAGTAATATAGCAAAGCTACTAAAGAGCTGTAAGCCTTCAGTAAAAGCTGAGTAAACTGCTAAAGTTTTAGCAATAGTTTTTTTATCTTTTTTACGCGGCTTAAAGGTTGATATATAATCATGTTTAGCTGCCATTTCTTCGTACTCTGAGAAAGCTTTGTATTCTATTTCAGGCATACCTACTGTATCAAGTAGTACACTATATGCATCTTGGTGTATGCCTTCCATATTTACAAAAGAACCCATCATCATTCTAGCTTCAGGCTTTCTAAATATAGGCATATACTTATCTATATACCCCGAAGCTACATCTACATCTGACTGCGTAAACAGTCTAAATATTTGAGTTAATAAGTTTTTTTCTTCAGTTGAAATTTCTTGCCAGTCTTTTACGTCTGTATGTAAAGGCACAGATTCAGTCATCCAATGCATTTGATTTTGTAATTTAAAGTAATCGTACATCCACGGGTACTCAAAAGGTTTGTAGTAATCTCTTGTACTAAGTAGACTCATTATTTTCCTCCAATTGTTCAGCATACTTTTCAAGCAGCCAAGTGTTATATGTTTTTCTATATTCTTCCTCAGTTAATTTTACTGCACCAAAAGCTGAGTTCTCGTCACAATGGTCTAACCACATACGGGTGCAAAAACTTCTAAAATTATTTGACATCTTTATCCCTCACAAGCTATACAATCTACCTCGTCTAATTTAATACGAGGTATTTTAATATTAACATTCTCTGCAGTTCTAGCAGCATCTGACCTAAAGTAATATAAAGACTTTAACTTATGCATACCATACCAATGAACATCATTAACATACTGCATATAATCATCATGTATATCTTGACTGTCTGTAGTCTTAGGTAATGTAAAAAATAAATTAACACTTTGACTTTGGCAAATATACTGTTGTCTCATATGAGCGTGTTCAACTATCCATATTTGATTTATCTCGTCTGCTGTTTTAAATATTTCTTTTTCTTTATCTGTAAAGATATCCATGTCTTGGATAGAGCCTTTGTTAGCAGTTATCTCTTTCCAAATTTCTGCTTTGTTTCCTTTCTTCTTAGAAATAATCTTATCTAAGTATTTATTTTTAACTTGGTACGAACCTGAGAGAGTTTTGTGTGTAAAAATGTTCGCACGATTTGGTTCAATACTAGGGGAAGTGCCACCGCATATAATACTACTACTGGCATTAGGAGCAATAGCCAAAAGGTGAGCGTTACGCATACCTGAACCACTAATATCAGGAGCTTCACCACGATTCTCCGCAAGAACTTTACTCGCAGCCACGGACTTAGTTTTAATGTGGTTAAAAGCTTTGTTGTTAAATCCTGTAGCAAAGATTCCCTCAAATGGAATGTTATTTTTTTGAAGATAGGCATGGAAGCCCATTGCCCCCAAACCAAGTGACCTTTCTCTATAAGCAGAGAAGCTAGATTTTGTGAAGCCTTCCTTACCTTCTCGTATATAACTTTTAAACCTTTTAAAATTTGCATTGTAATCTCCTAATTCTGTTGTATCAATTGCGTTGTCTATGAAATGTTGAATAACATTATCCAACATAGTAATTAAATCTGATATAAAGTTTTCATCTTTTGACCATTTATCAAAGTGTTCTAGGTTTACTGAAGACAAACAACAGACTGCTGTTCTTTCTTCATTTGTTGGTAAGGTTATTTCAGAACATAAATTACTTTGCTTAATATCTAAACCTAAATCTTTCTGACCTTTTGGTAAAGCATCATTACAAGTATCTATATTAACCATGTAAGGCTCACCTGTCTCTGCTCTAGCGTGGATTATTTGCCACCATAAATCCCTAGCATTAACAGTCTTAACTGCTTCACCTGTCTTAGGGTCTATGAGTCTCCAGTCTGCATCTTCTTGTACGGCTTGTAAAAATTCATTGGTTATATTAACTCCGTTGTGAATGTTAAGGCACTTCCTATTTATATCTCCACCTGATTCTTTTCTTATGTTTATGAACTCTTCTATTTCAGGGTGGTCAATATTCATGTAAGAAGCATAGCTTCCGCGTCTTGTAACTCCCTGATTAAATGCTAACATCTGAGAGTCAACTACTTTCATGAATGGAATTGAACCAGTAGAACGACTATTGTTAGCAGTAGCAATCCCATTACTTCTAACATCTCCCCAATATCCACCAATACCTCCACCTGAACTAGCGAGCCATATGTTTTCATCATAATGAGAAGATAACCCGTCACGGCTATCAGGTACGTAATTGAGAAAGCAGCTAATAGGTAGACCCCGATTAGTTCCCCCATTGCTAAGAATAGGAGTGCTAAACATGAACCATAGAGAGGAACTGTACGTATAAAGTCTTTGAGCCAACTCAAAATCCGTAATTCCTTTAAAGGTGGCTCCAAATATTGCTGCTCTTGCGAAGGCTTCTTGTGCATGTGTTTCTCCTGATGCTTCGTAAAGATACCTATCTTTTAAAGTATCTAAACTAAATTTATTTAATTTGTTTTCTTTGTTGTAGTCTATTTTAATACCTAAGTATTCTTTCTGACCAACTTTATCTTCGACCATTACTCCTTCTCCTTGTCGTTTAAGTGTAGTGCAATCAATGCATAGTGTATAATCTTAAGTAGGTCTGCATCAGACTTACCATTCTTTTTACCATACCTCATGGCATACTTCATGATGTTACCTATACAGAAACCTTCACCATGTCCTGCATCAATAATCATATCGGTTGCTTGATACTTAGAGTGAGCATAGTGTTGTGTATAGGTGCTATCAATATATTGTTTAACACCATTTAAGTTTATGTTCTCATCAAATTTATATTCCATATTTAATTCTTCCATTCGTTCGGTAATGTATATTCAGTATACCATTGAAAGTCATTAGCGGTTGCCCACTCTGCATGACTTCGTTTAGTACCATCTTTTCGTTTCTTTGCTTGAGGCATAGGTGCAGAGGGTTGAGCAAAAAGAAATACGAGTTCTTGATTTTCTTTTAATCCTTTTCGTATCCATATGTATTTACTGTACTCTGCGTAATCCCAAAATCTACCTTTAGCTTCTAATAAATATTCTATGTCATTAAAAGTTCTTGTAAAGTCAGGTTCATATGTATGCTCAACTGTGTAAGGAACTTTGTCTGCATGATGTGACCACTCAGTTAATAACTCTTGATGTAATTCATACTCCCAATTAGAATCATATCCTTTAGGTAGATTCTTTTCTATTGGTCTAACCTTACGTGGCTTGCGAAATCCTTTCTTCATTAGTGTATTATCTCATACTTAGGTATTTCTGTCAAGCGATTTGTGCATTCTTTACTAAGTAATTCAGATAACTTTTCAACAACATCTGTCTCTACAGTATCAAGTTTATTGCCTGAAAATAAATAACTACCTACGACTACAATTAATTCTTCAACTTCTATCTTATCTAAATCCCAAGATATAAAAACATCATCCACGTTCTAACTCCTGTACTGTAATGGTCGTATAATCTTTTCGTCCTTGTCGAATATGTTTTTTAATTCCTTTTATAAACCAACGTAACGTATACGCAGAAATGTGTAAACTTCTGTTCGCATAGATGTGTGTTTGATCAGGAATATATTCTTCTAAGTTATCTACTGTAACTTTATCTTTCTCTTCATCAGGTACAATACTTTGTAACCAACTAACCATTAAGTTTTTTGCTTGCTTTCTTATTTTCTTTTCTAGCTTTGAATTCATTTGTTATCTCCTCGACTTTAGGTTCTTTAACCACGTTTGTTAGATATGAAAGACCATTAGAATATTTGAATACTCTAAGACCTTTTCCATTATTAGAATCTTTATGACACTCAACTTTATGCCTACAAAAAAAGCATCCTCTAGCGAGTTTCATATTGCCTGACTTACCATCAGGGATAGGAGTGTAACAGATGTCAGGCGGTGCTGACTTCTTTAAAGACTTCTTGACTGTATCTATTTTACTCTCTATGTTAGGTTTGTCAAGTTCTTCAGGTATATAAAGTGCAAGTTCTCCACTTTCTTTATTCATAGCTAAGAACCCACCATCAGAAGTACCATGTCCTGCTTCATAACCTGCGAGTTGTGAAAGATATCCAAAGGTATCATCGTCTGCTAGTGTTCCATCTTTAAACTTTTTAAAGGCGAAACCTGATGCAGTCTTAACATCTACTACTTGACCATCAATCACACAGTCCATGTGACCTTCAACTCCTTTAACCTTGACGTTCTTCTGTTCGTCTGTAACCTCGTGTCCTGCAAGTCGTACAAGAAGAAGAACAACTTCTTCAAGCATGTGTCCATAAAGAAACTTTATAAACGTAGAAGGTAATATTGAATTACTTTCGTCAGGGTACTTCATATCATACCATAACTGTCGATTTGGTTTGCCTATGTTTGACATACGTAACGTACCGGTTGCTCGTTCAGTAGGTGTGGACCAATGACGTAAAACTTCTTTCATGTCTTCACCAAACTTATCTATAACTTCATCAGACAAGTCAAGCGATTTACCCTCGCCAAGTACGGATAGTTTAGAGTAGATGTCTTCTACTAGTGTGTTTAGTTTTTTAGTTGACATAAGATAGTCCCTTTTCAGTATATAACTTTTTATAAAATGTTGCAACCTTTTGTATTTGGTCTGGTGTTGCTTGATTCTTAATTGAGTTTGCCATAAGCGATACAATAATAATATTATCTTTTACATATCCTTTCTCAGGCACTATTCTATCTAAAGAAGGAGAAGTTTGCCAGTTGTTTTTA